AGAAGTTTATAATGTTAATTCAAACGGAGATATTATTGATAAAGAATTTTTTGAGGTTCCTAATGATTTAGAAAAATTTAAATCCGGTAATGTTACTTCTAAAATTAAAACAGAATACTTAAACATATTAAACGCATAAAAATGAAATTATTAATTAAATTTCCAACAAAAAATCGTAAATTTAAATTTCTTAATGTTTTTAACAAATATCATCAATTTTGTGATGACAAAGAGAATACTCAATTTTTAGTAACCTTAGATAATGATGACTCAGATATGAATTCACCTGACGTTATTGAAATATTAAAAACATTTAAAAACACTAAATTTATTTTTGGTGATAGTAAATCTAAAGTTGATGCAATAAATAGAGATATGGAATTATACAATGATTGGGATATAGTTTTATTAGCGTCAGATGATATGACACCAATTGTAAAAGGTTATGATAATATTATTAGAAATAATATGAAAAACCATTATCCGGATACCGATGGTGTTCTTTGGTTTAATGATGGATATCAAGAAAATAGATTAAATACTTTATGTATTTTAGGTAAAAAATATTATGACAGATTTAATTACATTTATAATCCGGAATATAAATCTGTTTGGTCGGATAATGAATTTATGGATGTTGCGAATTTATTGGGGAAACAGACCTATTTTAATAATGTAATCATTAAACACGAACATCCTGATTGGGGTTTTGGTAATAGAGACCATATACATCAAGAAAATTTTACAAATGTTGATTATGATAGAAACATTTATTTAAAAAATAAATCAATTAATTTTGGATTATGAAAAAAGTAATCAGTTTTTCATTATGGGGAGATAACCCTAAATACACAATTGGTGCAATTCGAAATGCCGAATTAACACCAATTATTTTTCCGGGGTGGATATCGAGATTTTATTGTGGACTTTCAGTTCCAACTAACATTATTGAAACATTAAAGTCATTACCACACACCGAGGTCATTATGATGGATGTTGATGGTGATTGGAGAGGTATGTTTTGGAGATTTTACGCTTGCGATGATTCAGATATTATGTTATCTCGTGATACTGATAGTCGTTTATCTAATAGAGAAAAATTAGCGGTAGATGAATGGTTAAATTCAGATAAAGATTTTCACATAATGAGAGACCATCCATATCACGCTACAGAAATTTTAGGTGGTATGTGGGGAGTTAGAAATGGGTTGATAAAAAACATTAAGACAATTATTGATGATTATACTAAAGGTAATTTTTGGCAAGTGGACCAAAATTTTTTAAGAGAAAAAATATATCCTTTAGTTGTTAACCATAGTTTTGTACACGACTCATACTTAAATTATAATAGTAATTCTAAAAAATTCCCATCAGAAAGAATAAACAAAGAATTTATTGGGGATACTTTTGACGAAAATGAAAATAGACATCCGGAATATCATTTAAAAATTTATTAAAAAAATATGACATTAACTATTTTAATTTGTGTGCATAGTACAAATGAATTTCACGATATGTTATTAAACAAATCAATACTCTCGTTGGTAAATCAAACTTATAAAAATTTTAAAACTATTATTGTTTTAGATGAGTGTTGGAATAAAACCAAAGAAATGATTGATACTTCAAACTATGATTTAGATTTAACCATATTAACAAGGGATAAAAAAGAAGGGTTATCTTACGCCAAAAACTTTGGATTACAATATGTTAATACTGAATGGGTAGGATTTTTAGATGCTGATGATTTATACTTACCAAACAAACTTGAACAACAAGTTAATTACATAAAGAATAATGATGTTGATTTTTTAGGTACTCATTGTTGGAACATTAATAGTAATGACGATAATAATTTATTCCCAAGTTGTTTTGATAATACTCAAAATATTACCCATTCAGATATCTCAAGTAAAATTTTTACTGAAAACGTTTTAACACACGGCTCAATGTTAATTAGAACAAATGCCATAAATAATTTAGGTGGGTATCACGATGTTAGAGGTATGGAAGATTGGGATTTATGGAAAAGAGGAATAAACAATGGATATAAATTTTATCAAATACCGGAAAGATTATACACATATAGATTAAACACTAGCGTAGCAAGATAGTATGAAAAAAATTAAAATTTTATTTTACTCACATACAATAGATTATGGGGGTACTTGGAGGTCTCACGAAAGAATATTATTAAATTTAAATCCTAATTTATTTGATGTATACGTTTGTTATAACCCTAACCAAGATAATAATCGTTTAGATTACTTAAAAACTAAATTAGAAGATTACCAATTAATACCTTTTAAGGCTTCAATAGATAAGTTAGGTTCTGATGTTGGATACCCTTATAGAGAAACTAATTTTACTGAAATAGTCAAATCATATAATTTTGATATAATTCATTTTGCTAGAAGTGGGTATTTTGAATGGCCGTTTAATCAAAGAATTTGTCCTATTCAAATTGAAACTAATATTTTTGGAGGTAAAGATAATTCTGAATTTTTAGATTGTTCTGTAACAATCAGTAATATGGTTACTAACATTAGAAATGGTTCTGATTATATGATTTATAACCCAATTCCGTTACCATTAAACTCAACTGACAATTTAAAAACACAATATAATATTCCGGAAGATTATTTTGTATTTGGTAGAGTAGGCCGTAAAGATAACTTCCATCCAATATCATTAAATTCGTTAAAAAAAATAAAAGATATTGGATATAAATTTAAATACATCATAATTGGTGCGTGTAGTCATACAATAAGTTTAATTAATAGTTTAGGTTTAAATAACGAATGTATCATTATTGACCCAACTAATGATGATGAATTAATACATAAATTTCACAACACTATCGATATGTTCTTACACTATAGAATTGATGGGGAAACATTTGGTACCGCAATAGCACAATCTATGATGTATGGTAAGCCGGTTGTTTCACATTTTGCGGGATATAATGCTCAAGAAGAGATAATAAAAGATGGTGGTTTTGTTTGTAAAAATGAAAATGAATATGTTGAATCAATTGTGAAACTTTGTAATGATAAAGAATCATACGAAAAAATATCGTATAATGCAAAAAAAAGGACTATGGATTTTGAAGAAAAAAAAATAACATTAGAATGGGAAAACTTATATAAAAAATTATATGATAACAAATAAAATAATTAAAACCAAAGTCGATTGGTTTGATATATATACTTTTAAAAATGATGGTATTGGTGGTGATATTATTAACGGAAAAATTTGGGAAAACCATATTATTGAATTTTTAAAAAATAATTTAGACATTCACACATCTTTTATGGATGTTGGGAGTAATTACGGATGGCACTCAATAATCGCCTCAAAGTATTGTGATAAAGTTTATAGTTTTGAGCCACAAAAAACTATGTTTGACATCCAAAAAATGTCGATTGATAGTAACAATATTAAAAACATAATGTTACATAATTTTGGATTAGGTAATGAAAATACTATATCTGAAATGAATCAAATTAATTACGAATCAGATTGGGTCAATATTGGTGATTTAAGTGTTGGTTCCGGAGGTGAAAAAATTGACATAAAAACTATCGATAGTTTAAACTTACCAAAAATAGATTTTATTAAAATTGATGTTCAGGGATATGAAAAATTTGTATTAGAAGGTGGTATCGAAAAAATAAAAAAAGATAAACCAATATTAATTGTAGAATTAGAAAACTTCCAATTAGCAAAGTTTGGTTATGATGATTCAGACATCTTTACCTTTTTTAAAAATCTTGACTACATACCTTTTTATTTAGAATATGTATATCCTTCCGACCATATTTTTGTGCATAAAGATAATATGGAATCATTTATTAAAAAAAATAACATTCAACCATTAACAGAAGGGAATTACTTAAATAATAACCTACTAAATGGTGTAATTAGTAAAATTATAACAAATAATTAATATGATAAAAATACTTTTAATACAAGAGAATGGTAGACATAATGAAAATAGACATTTTAGAGAATGTTTTTGTTTACAACGAGGTTTTGAAAAACTTGGGTATAATGCCACGGTGTGGGGATTAGGACACGACAACTATAATGACATTATTGACTTTGATAGTTTTGATTTAATAATTAATTTAGAAAATTATGACTATAGTGGTTGGGTACCTAATTTAGAAAATGTTAACACTATAAAATTCCTGTGGTGTATTGACGCTCACGTCAAAGGTGAGTCATCATATAATAATGAATTTAATAAAGGAAACTACAATCTTCTATTACACTCAACAAAAGATTATGTTAATGACGAGTATAAAGTTTGGTTTCCAAATTCATTTGACGATACTTTAATATCATCAAGAGATGTTACTAAAAAATGTGATGTTGGGTTTTGTGGTAGTTTATTAAATAGAACTAATTATCTAAATTTTTTATCAAGTAATTTTAATTTTATATATGACAATTTTGTTATTGGAGAGTCTATGGTTAAGGCGATTAATTCATATAAAGTACATTGGAATTGTAATTTATCAAATGATATTAATTATCGAAGTTTTGAGACTATTGGATGTGGAATACCTTTAGTTACTAACTATAATTACCAATATGAAGAATTAGGTTTTATTGATGGAGTTAACGTTATGATGTATAAAGATAATAATGAAATGGTTCTAAAAATAAATCAATTATTATCTGACGATAATTTAAGGGAATCAATGGGTAAATCCGGATTAGAATTATCGAAACAACACACATATGAAAAAAGATGTGAAACTTTAATAAACTTATATAATAATATTAAAAATGGATTATAGTCAGTACGGTGAACAAGAATTTATATTAAATTATTTTGGTGATAAGAAAGGTGTCTTTGTTGATATTGGTGCAGCTGATGGTATTAACAATTCAAACACTAAAAAATTAATAGAGAATGGTTGGTGTGGATTATTAGTCGAACCAACTCCGATAAATTATAATAGATTACTTGAACTACATTCAAGTAATGACTCAATCATTATTGAAAATTGTGGTTGTGGTGATATCACAACTGATTCTATTTTTTATATTGACAACAACGATGATTTCCATCAAATATCAACTTTTTTAGAAGAACAAAAAAAAGGTTGTGAGGATTATTACAAATGTACTTTTGATGAGATTAATTTGAAAGTATATAACACAACAGAATTATTAGTTAAACATAATCTAACAAATATAGATTTTATTAGTATTGATACTGAAGGTTATGATGAAAAAGTTTTATTAGGAATCGATTTCAACAAAATAAATGTCAATTTAATTTGTGTTGAAACAATAACATCGTTCGGGGAAAATTTATTACATTCAAATAATTACCATTTAGTTCATAAAACAATTGGTAATGTTTTTTACAAAAAAAATTAATAATATATGAATTACATTTCAAGTCATTTACAAGGTGGATTAGGTAATTATCTATTTCAAATTGCGGCAGCTTATGGAATCTCAAAAAGAGATAATAAAGAATTAAGGATTGATATTTCCGATATTGCCATAATTCATAGTCCATTAGAGTTATATATAAATAATATTCTAAGAAACATTCAATTTGGTAATATTGATAATTTTGAATTTATCCACCAAACACATCATTTACCAATATCTTTTACTGATATCCCAGTTATAAATGGTAATCTAAAATTAGATGGTTATTATCAAAATGAAAAATATTTCGTAAAATACCGAGAAGATATCCTTAATCTATATAAAATAGACATCACGACTGAACATTATTTAAGGGATAAATATCCATCATTAATTTTTGAAAATACTTGTTCACTTCACGTTAGAAGAGGTAATTATGTTGATAGACAACATTTTCATCCGTTACAAACTATTGAATATTATAAACAAGCAATATCAATAATCGGTGAAGACACATTATTTTTAATTTTCTCAGACGATATAGAATGGTGTAAAATTAATTTAAATTTTATAAAAAATAAAATTTTTATTAGTGGAAATTTAGATTATCAGGACTTATATTTAATGTCGATGTGTAACCATAATATTATAGCTAACTCAAGTTTTAGTTGGTGGGGTGCTTGGTTAAATCAAAATAAAAATAAAAAAGTTATATACCCATCATTTTGGTTCAACAATGGACCGGATAGTAGTGATATTGGTGGGGAAAATTGGATTAAAATATGAGAAAATATTTAATTACCGGGTCAAATGGTTTAGTCGGTTCATCATTAAAAAATATTTTAGGTGATAACCATATTTATCACACAAAAGATGAGGTTGATTTAACAGACGCTAAAAAAACATTAGATTATATTAGTTATCACGTTAAAAATAATGGTGTTAATACTATTATTAATTGTTCAGCTAAAGTTGGTGGTGTACAAGCTAATATGAAAAATAATAAAGGGTTTTTTATTGAGAATTTTATGATTAATAACAATGTAATTGAGTCATCATTTAAAAATGAAATTCCAAATTTTGTTAACTTATTATCAACTTGTATTTTCCCGGATAAAAACATAACATTTCCGTTAACACCAAACCAAATTGATATGGGTGAACCTCACTTTTCAAATCACGGATACGCATATTCTAAAAGAATTGCTGGATATCAAACAAACGTAATTAAAAAAGTGTTAAACTCCAATTGGATATCGGTTATTCCTACAAATGTTTATGGTATTAATGATAATTTTCATTTAGAAGACGGTCATATGATACCAGCAATGATACATAGAGCTTACTTATCAAAATTAAATTCTGAAAAAATGATTGTTTGGGGTGATGGTAGTCCTTTAAGACAAGTTATTCACTCTGATGATTTAGCAAAATTAATTTTATGGTCATTAGATAATTGGAAAAATGACGAGTCTTTTATGGCAATAAACCCTAACGAACATTCAATTCTAGATATCGCAAACATAATTTGTAATACTTTAGATATTCCAAAAAATAATATTATTTTTGATTCAGAAAAACCTATGGGTCAATATAGGAAACCTGCAATTTCTAACGCTCCTGAAGATTTTGACTTTACACCATTAGAAACAGGGATTAGAAAAACGATTGATTGGTTTATCCAAAATTACAAAATAATTAGAAAATAAATAATGAAAAAATACGACATAGTTATAGTATCTCACGAAAAAGATTTTAACAATATAAAATATATTGTTGAACATTGTGAAAAAAATTTAGAATTTGATTCAATACACTTAATATTAAGTGACCGACAATCATATACTGATATGGAATTACTAAAAACTTTAACAAAAAGACCGGTATATAAACATTTAGAAACAGATGTTTTAAAAATAGATAAGTTGAGATTAAAACACAGACCAAATTGGGTTTATCAAATGATGTTAAAGATTTTTCAAAACGTAACAATCAATGATAATTTTTTAGTTATTGAATCTGATTGCGTAATATTAAAAAATTTAGAGTTTTTTAATGAAAATAAAACCATATTTTATTTAGGTCGAGACCATTATCACCAACAATATTACACATTTAATCAAAGATTATTAGGTATTGGTAGAGAATATAATCATTCTTTTATTTCTGAATTTATAATGTACGATAAAAAAGTTGTCAAAGAACTATTAAATAAAACAAATTGTGAAACAGTTGAGGATTTTTTAGAACTTCTATATCAGTATGTTGATTGGGATAGTTACCCATCTGATTATGATTTATACGGTAATTTTTACTATACCAATTACCCTGAAAATTTTGAAACAAAAACATTGAATTTTGATATGTCAGGAAAAAGTAATTATTATTGGTCTGATGACGAAATTAAACAATTAATACAAACCCATCAAGATAAAGACGCTATTAGTTTTCATTGTTGGGGTTTTAATTAAAAATAATATAATAAAAAATATGAGTGAGAAAATAACACTAGTTAAAGACACAATTGATATTAACGATATAAATCAATTAATTGATTGGTTAAAGACTAATCCAAGATTAACTAAAGGTGATTTAACAATCGAATTTGAAAAAAAATGGTCGGAATGGTTGGGTGTTAAATATTCTGTATTTGTTAATTCAGGGTCATCCGCTAATTTAGCCGCAATATATTCTATGATACTTTCGGGTAAATTAAGAAATAATAAAATAATAGTACCAGCCGTGTCTTGGGTTACCACAGTAACACCTGCAATACAATTAGGTTTAGAACCTATTATGTGTGAATGTGATATGGATAATTTAGGTTTGGATATTAATCATTTAAAAGAAATAATTAAAAACGAAAATCCAAGTGTAATCATTTTGGTTCACGTATTAGGTTTTCCAAACCATATGAAAGAAATACTTGAATTATGTGAAGAAAATGATATTATGTTAATTGAGGATACTTGTGAATCTATGGGTTCAGAATATGAGGGAAAAAAATTGGGAACTCTTGGTGATTTATCAACATTTTCATTTTATTTTGGACATCATATGTCAACAATTGAAGGTGGTATGGTTTCAACCAACAACGAAGATTTATATCATATTTTATTATCAATACGTTCACACGGATGGGACAGAGATTTACCACAAGAAAAACAAGAATTTCTTAGAGAAAAATATAATATAGATAAATTTAGGTCTCTATATACTTTTTATTATCCGGGGTTTAATTTAAGAGCAACAGATTTACAAGCTTTTATAGGTTTAAACCAATTAAAAAAGTTAAAAACTATAATAGAAAATAGACATAAAAATTATTTAAGATATAAGAATGAAATAAAAAATAATTTTTGGAATATTTCACCACCAGAAAATTCTTTCATCTCAAATTTTTCATTTCCAATTATTAGTAAGAATATTAAAAACTTAACTAATTCGTTAATTGAAAATGACATAGAATGTCGACCATTAATCTGTGGGTCAATAAATGAACATCCTTTTTGGTTTGAACGTTACGGTAAACAAGAGTTACCTAATTCTAAGTTAGTACACGAATATGGTATTTATTTACCAAACAATCATCAAATGACTGATGAGGAAATAACAAAAGTAATTAATATAGTTAATAATAATATATGAAAATAGCTTTAATCACAGGAATTAATGGGCAAGACGGTTCTTATCTTGCAGAATTCTTATTAGAAAAAGGATATGAAGTTCACGGAACTTTAAAAAGAAATTCAGTATCAGAAAATCAAACATCAAGATTGGATAAAGTATATGATAAAGTTAAATTACATTACGCTGATTTAACTGACTTATCATCATTAGTACGAGTTATTAGTGAGGTTAAACCAATTGAGATATATAATTTAGCCGCTCAGTCACACGTAAGAATATCATTTGACCAACCATTATACACCGCAAATGTTACGGGGATAGGAACTTTAAATGTTTTAGAGGCGGTTAAATTATTAGACCCGTCTATTAAAATTTATCAAGCGTCATCATCAGAAATGTTTGGTAATTCAATCGATACTGATGGATTTCAAAGAGAAACTACACCATTAAATCCTGTATCACCTTACGGATGTGCTAAAGTTTTTAGTTATAATATTTGTCGTAATTATAGAAATTCATACGGAATGTTCATATCAAACGGAATATTATTTAACCACGAATCCCCAAGAAGAGGAACTAACTTTGTAACAAATAAAGTTTGTAAAGAGGCTGTTAAAATTAAACTTGGATTATCTGATGAACTTAAACTAGGTAATTTAGATGCTACCCGAGATTGGGGTCACGCAAAAGATTATGTAAGAGCTATGTGGGAGATATTACAATTAGACACCCCGGATGATTTTGTTTGTTCAACAGGTATATCACATTCAGTTCAAGACTTATGTGAATATGTGTTTGGTAAATTAGAATTAGATTGGGAAAAATATGTTAAACAAGATGAGAAATTTTTAAGACCTGAAGAATTACATAATTTAAAAGGTGACTCATCTAAATTAATTAAAGCCACGGGTTGGTATCACGACTATACCTTTGAGAGTATGTTAGACGAAATGATTGAATATTGGTTAACATATTATAAACAACAATAATTAAATAATGGCAGAAGCTAGAAAAAGAAAACCAACCACGACTCCGACTCCGGAAGTCACCGGTAAACCAATAAGTAAAAAAGATTTAATTGGTCAAATCATTAAACGAAAAACTAAAGAAAAGTTTTTAACGGTAAATCAAAAGAAGTATTACGATACTCTAATTGAAAGTGAAATTACAGTTTGTTCCGGACCTGCAGGTGTTGGTAAAAGTTACATAACAATGAAAGCGGCAATTGATTTATTGTCGGACCCAAAAACTCCTTATGAAAAAATTATTATTGTTAGACCGGCAGTAGAAGCCGAAGAAAAATTAGGTTCACTACCCGGTAACGTAGAAGAAAAATTAGACCCATATATTTTTCCATCATATTATTTATTAAATAAAATTATTGGAAAAGAATCTCGTGAAAAACTTAAAGAGATAGAAGTTATTGAAGTATTTGCGTTAGCATTTATGAGAGGTATGAATATTGATAACTCCATCCTAATATTTGAAGAAGGTCAAAACGCCTCACCAAGTCAAATGAAACTTCTTTTAACAAGAATTGGGTTTAATAGTAAATTCTTTATATCAGGTGACGTGGAACAATCGGATAAATATAAAAATAAAACCCACAGTGGTTTATGGGACGCGATTGAAAAATTTAGAGATGATGATTATGTATCAACATTTGAATTTAAAGATAAAAATGATATTGTGAGAAACCCATTAATTAGTAAAATTTTACGTAAATACGATAACGAACCGGATGAGGATAGCAATAGAGATTAATGGGGTATTAAGAAATACCTTAGAGAAAATAGAACAAACCTATCAAAAATATATGATAGATAAAACCGATGGTCTTGAGGATGAAGAATTGTTTAAATATGAGATGAGTTTGCCTGTAGATAGTTTAAATCTTAGAAATCATTTTAAATTTCAAACAGATGAGGAATTATATTCATTCTTATATGAGGAATTTCCTATGGAAATTTTTGGTCACTCTCAATCAACCGAGTACTCAACGTTTAATGATTTTAATGAAATCTATTTAAATTTAAGAGATAATCACGATATATTGATAGTATCAGATGAGATTGGTAAATCAAAACCGGCATCTCTTTTCTTCTTATCAAAATTTGGTTGTTTAGTAGAAAAAGTAAAATTTTATAGTAATTCAACAATAAATTCGATGTGGGACGAAATTGACGTTTTACTTACATCGAACCCTGCACTATTATTAGAACATCCGGAAGATAAACTTGTTATAAAATATCAGACGGAATACAATAAACATATCAAATCAAATAATTCGATAACAACAATTAAAGAATTAGAATTTGAATTAACAAAATTAATATAATGTTAAAAGTATTAGGAGAAAATTATTATTTGGACTTAGACAAAATAGATGACTATGTCCAAATCAAAGGGGATAAAATAGTTACAACAGGTGTTACTGAATCGGCACATATCAGTATTATTAAATACGAAACGGTTAAATTAATGATGGAAATTATTATGGATGAACCGGAAGATATTGATGAAAAGTTAGGTGCTAAAGGAACCAATAATTTATCAATACCATTTAAAATAGCGTTTAATACACTACTATATAAAAATTTACTAAATAAAATATAATATGAATCAAGAACAAATTACAAAACTAGAATTGTCTATTGAGAATATGAAAAATAAGAAATCAAGAATTTATCTTATCTCTCAAGACACAAAAGGGAATGCCAAAGCATCCATAGCATACATCTATAGATTAGGATTGGCATTACTAAACGCGGGTTACAACCCAATTATTTTACACGAGACACCTGATTATACCGGAGTTTCAGGATGGTTAGGTGACGAGTATATGACATTACCTCATAAATCAATTGAAGGTCAAAATTTAGAAATTTCACCGGATGACTTAATTGTTATTCCTGAACTATATGGTTTTGTTATGTCACAAATTACTAATTTACCTTGTGGTAAAATAGTCTTATGCCAAGCGTATGACCATATTTTAGAAACGTTACAACCGGGACAATCTTGGGCAGATTTAGGGTTTTTGAAATGCCC